TTCAGCGAATCAGCGGAAGTTGTGACGCCGACGTGAAATGGTGGCAAGATACGTGGAAGTCCGCCCAACGCGCAGTCAACGGGGGTTAAATGGCAACGATCATTCTCGCAGCCGGACAGACCAAGGCGACCAGTACCACGGTCGTGCTGGCCTCCGGCGCTAACGCCAACATTGTGGGCTATGCCCCGACCGGGGGCGCTTGGGCGTCGGCCGACGTGTTGGAAGTCCGCTTGGACACCAACGGCGAATCGGCCCTAGTCGGCACGATCACCAACGCCTGCCGGCGCTACTTCGCGCAGGGGCCGGGCACCTACAGCGTGGTCCGACCGGCCACTGCATCGGACATCGGCGTCAGCACCGCCTAAAGGGGGCGACATGGCAAAGGAACGGGTCTACCGCATGGGCCTCGCCGATCCGCGTAGCGGTTCCGAGCGCGTCGTCGGGCTGATTAACCGCGTCGTGACCGGCCAGGGCAAGGCCCCGGTTCGTCAGTACGACGACAGCCCGACGCAGATGGCGAAGAACAAGCAACGGAAGCCGCTTCGGTGAGCGACTACGAGGCCGCATTGACCGCCACCCGCACTGCCGCCCTTGCGGCCGTGTCGGGCATGACCTTGGCCGACCAGCTCCGGCAAGTGGCCGCGTTCCATGAGACGGCGCAAGCGTTGGCCCGGTCGCAGTTTGGCGAGCGCGACACGGCCATCTCCGACTATCACGGCATCCTCGGCCAAGCGGCCAGCAAGGCCGCCGAGTACGTAGGGGCGATGAACTGATGGCAGGCAAGGCGGCCAAGCAAGACGACCGCATGGCACAAGTCCGTCAGGTGATCGCCTTGATTGAAGGCGGCATGAGCGAGAACGCCGCTTGTGGCGAAGTCGGGATTAACCGCGCCACGTTTCGGGCTGCAGCGTTGAGGGAAGCCGCTGGTGACGCTTACGCGCGCGCCCTCGAAAGCTTGGCCGGCGATCAGGTCGAAAAGATAGAGCAGACGATTCAGGACATGCGGGAGGGTCGCATCGACCCGAACATGGCCCGCGTCGAATTGGACGCCCGCAAGTGGTTCGCCTCCAAGTTCCTGCCCAAGCGCTACGGCGAGCGCGTGCAGCACGCCAACGACCCCGACAACCCGCTGGTTCCGACCTCGGCCAGTGACGCCGACTTGGATGCCCGCATTCGCGCCCTGATGGGCAAGGACGGCACCTGATGCTCGGCCGCTCCACGACCTGCAACGTCTCCGGCTACAACCGCGAGGTGATCCACCAGACGCGGGTGTATCCGCTGGAACGCCGGACCCTGATCGCCAACTTCAACGGCGCGATTGAGCCGGCCCGCACCATCGTCTCGGCGCAGTGGGACATTGACTCGCCGTTCGCCGTGAACATGAGCGATGCGGCCATCGCCGCCGATCAGCGTTCTACGTCGGTGATCCTGTCGTGCGGCTGGGCCGGCGACAACATGCTGCGGGTCATTGCCACGTTCGACGACGGCTCGCAGATGGCCCAGCAGTTCTATGTGCGCTGCCTGTGGGCCGGCTGGTTCAGTGACGTGTCGCCTGCCAATGGCGCCAGCCGCCTGACGGTGACGGCGCCGTGAATGCCGCCCTGTCCCGCGTCGAAAAGGTCGAACTGGTCGCGCTGCTGGAAGAAAAGCAGCGCCGCCAGGATCGTCAACGCGCGCGGACGGACCTGTTTTTCCTGCTAACCGAGGTATTGGGCCGCAAGGACATCGACCGGCCGTGGCTGAAGGCCCGCTGTGAGGAAGTCCAGCGCGACCGCGACAACCGCCTCGACCTGTGGGCACGCGAGCATTACAAGTCCACGATCATCACCTTTGGCCTGACCATCCTGGAACTGCTGGGCAGCCACGGCGACGACCCGCTGCCGGAGTACAAGGGCCGGGAACTGTGTTTCGGCATCTTCAGCCACACACGCCCCATCGCCAAAGGCTTCCTGCGGCAGATCAAAGAGGAACTGGAAAAGAACGAGCGCCTGAAGGCCTTGTTCCCGGATGTCCTGTACGCCGACCCGCGCAAGCAATCGCCGAAGTGGTCGGAAGATGACGGGATCATCGTCAAGCGCAAGAGCAACCCGAAAGAGGCGACCATCGAAGCGTGGGGCGTCGTGGACGGGCAGCCGACCGGCAAGCACTTTCCGCGACTTGTCTATGACGACGTGGTGACCGTCTCGTCGGTGACGACGCCGGAGATGATCGCCAAGACCACGGACGCGCTGGCGCTGTCCTACAACCTGGGGACGGACGGCGGGACGATCCGGTTCATCGGCACCCGCTACCACTTCAATGACAGTTACAAGACGGTGATGGAGCGCGGCACGGTCATTCCGCGCATCTACGCCGCCACCGAGGACGGCACCGCCACGGGCGTGCCGGTGCTGCTGTCCCGCGAGCGCTTGGATACCAAGCTGCGCGCCGAAGGCAGCTACATTTTCTCGTGCCAGATGCTGCAGAACCCGCGCGCCGACGAGGCCCAAGGCTTCAAAGACGAGTGGCTGCGGTTCTACGAGCAGATGAAGCCGGCCGGGCTCAACACGTATCTCGTCGTGGATCCGGCGCACAGCAAAAAGACCGGCTCAGACTTCACCGTGATGTGGGTCATTGGGCTGGGTCCGGATGACAACTACTACCTGCTGGACGGGCTGCGCGACAAGCTCAACCTGACCCAGCGCGCCAAGGCGGTGATCGAACTGCACCGCAAGTGGAAGCCCAAGCAGGTCCGCTACGAGCGCTATGGGTTGCAGGCCGACATCGAACACATCCAGTCGGCGCAGGCCGACCAGAACTACCGGTTCCCGATCACCGAAGTGGGCGGCGCGACATCGAAGATCGACCGCATCAAGCGGCTAATGCCCTTGTTTGAGGCCGGCCGCTTCTACCTACCGCAGACGATGCACCGGACCAACTGGCAGGGCCAGGTCGAAGATTTGATCGAACTGTTCCGCCACCAGGAGTACCGGGCGTTTCCGGTGCCGCTGCACGACGACATGCTCGACGCGATGGCCCGCATTGCCGAGCCTGGCGAGGAATACCGGCTGTCGTGGCCCAGTTCCGCCCCGGCCATCGACCTGGCGGCCTTCATGAACCAACCGAGCGACTACTGATGGCCAAGCGCGCCGAATCCCCCGCCGATGACTCGCTGGACCTGATGCGCAAGCGCTACGGGGTCGCCTGCGACTACTGGAACCCGAAGTTCGACAAGTGCCGCGAGGACATCGAATTCGTGACGGTGCCCGGCGCGCAGTGGGACTCCAAGTTGAAGTCACGGCGCGGTGACCGCCCAACCTACGAGTTCCCGAAGCTGGAACAGCACTGCCAGACGGTCATCAATGAAATGCGCCAGTCCCGGCCGCAGGGCAAGGTGCGCGGCTTGGAGGAAACCGACAAGGGCCTGGCCGAGATCATGCAAGGCATCGCCCGCAACATCGAATCGGTCAGCAATGCCGACATGGCGCATGACGTGGCCTTTGCCCCGGCCGTCCAAGGCGGCTATGGCGTGTTCGCCATCGACACCGACTACGCCAACCAAGACGACTTCGACCTCGACATCTTCATCGACCCGATCCGCGACCCGTTTTCGGTCAAGTTCGATCCGGCCGCCAACAAGATAGACCGCCGAGACGGCCGCTTTTGCTTCGTTGAGGAAACGATGCCGAAGGACTCGTTCACCCGCGAGTACCCGAACGCCGACCCCAACGCCGTGATCGGCGACGACCGTTACAGCCATTGGCGCGTCGAACGCGATCAGGTCCGCGTCTGCAAATACTGGTACAAGCAACCGGCCACGCGCGAACTGCTGGCGATCCAGCGCCCGGCGCTGACCAACCCACTGACGATGCAACCGGTGCCAAAGCCGGCCGTGGAAGTGGTCTGGCGCGACGCACCCGGCATGGACGCGGAAACGCTGGCCGCGAACGGGATTGAGGTGGTCAAGTCGCGCCAGGTCGAATCGCACAAGGTCATGTGCCGCCTGACCAACGGCGCAGAATGGCTGACGGACGCGCACGAATTCCCGTCCAAGTTCATCCCGATCATTCCGGTGTGGGGCAACCTCGCCATGATCGACGGCGAGGACCACTTTAAGGGCATGGTCCGGTCCAACAAGGACAGTCAGCGCCTGCACAACGTCCACCGCACCGCGATGATTGAGGCGGTCGCCAAGGCCCCGAAGGCGCCGTTCATCGCCAAGCCTTCGTGGATCAAGGGTTTCGAGGAAATGTGGCGCCGCGCCAATTCCGAGGACTTCGGCGTCATGTTCATCGCCGACGATGCCCCGGACGGCGTGATGCCGCAGCGGACCCAGCAGGCCGAAGTGCCGGCGGCGCTGATCCAGATGTCCGCGATGGACGAGCAGGACATCAAGGCCGGGACCGGGCTCTACAACCCGAGCTTGGGCGCGGCCTCCGGTGGCGCCTCGGGCCGGGCGCTGCAGACGCAGAAGATCAGCGGCCAGACCGCGACGTTCAACTACATCGACAACCTCATCTACGCGATCCGCTACCAGTACGAGATTCTCGTGGACATGATCCCGCGCGTGTACGACACCCAGCGCGTCGTGCGGTTGTTGGGCGAGGACGGCGCCAGCAAGTGGAAAACGCTGTATCAGGAAATCCGCGACCCGGAAACCGGCCAGCCCGTCATCGACCCGCGCACCGGCAAGCCGGCCATCGTCAACGACATCAGCAAGGGCAAATACGACTCGACCGTCACCGTAGGCCCGAGCTACGCCACCCAGCGGATGGAGGCGGCCGATGCGTTCTCGACGCTGGTCGGCCAGATCGGCCCGGTGCTGCCGCAGGTCGCTCCGGTGCTGGCTTACGCCGCCATCAATAACCTGGACTTCCCCGGCGCCGATGAGGTGGTCAACGTCGTGCGGGCGCAGTTGGTCAAGATGGGCGCGCTGCCGCCGAAGGATGGCGAGGAACCGCCGCCGCAGGCCAACCCGATGGAAGACCCGGCGTTCCAGGCGAACCTGGAAAAGCTGCTGTCTGAGATTCGCAAGAACGACGCGACCACGCAAAAGACGCTGGCCGAGGCGCAGACCATCCTGCCGACCGCGCAGGCCAACATCGCCAAGACCGAGGCCGACACCGGCGCCAAGCGGATCGACACCGTGGGCGCGATTGGCGGCATGGCCGCGCCGGTGATGCCGCCGCAGTTCCCGGGCCCGATGCCGCTACCGAATATGCAGTTCCCGCAATAACCGGCACCGCCGGACCGCGCGCCCCGGACTGGGCGTAATGAGGACCGTATGACCGAGAACACCGAAGTTTCCCAGGACGTTACCGAAGCCCCGGCCAAGTCCGACGCCGAGGAAGCGTTGCGCGCCCAAGCCACGCCCGAAACCAGCGCGGAGGAAGTGAAGGCCGAGGAGGAGCCGAAGGCCGAAAAGCCCAACCGGACCAAGGCCTACATCCAGCGCTTGCAGCAGGAAGTCGCCGATCTTCGCCGAATTGCCAATGAACGTCTTGCAACGCCGGACAATTCGGCGCAATCTGCGCGCACGGCCCCCGCGCCGAGCGACGGCGAACCGACCCTCGCAGACTTCGACTTCGACCTGGAAAGCTACAACCGCGCGCATGCCCGTTGGGTGGTGCGCGAGGAACTGAAAACCGAGCGACAAAACGCGGAGGCTGCCACCGCACAGAAGGCGCAGCAGGACGCCCTCACTTCCTATCAGGAGCGGGTGTGGGCGTTTGAGGAACAACATCCTGATTACCTGGAAGCGGTGGACGGGTTTTTTAACGAATACCAGCCCGGCCCCGAGGTCCAGATGGCGGTCATTCGGCACGAACGCGGGCCGGAGATTGCGTATTACATCGCCAACAACGATGACGAGGCCTTTGCCATCGCCAACACCCTACCGCGAAACGCGGAGGCGGCGATTGCCCGGCTGGTCAAGCGTATGGACGCCACGCAACAGGCTCCGATCCCGACCGCACAGCCCGTGCGGGCGATTTCCCAAGCTCCCGCCCCGACGCCCCGTGTCGGTGGCCGGTCCGTAGTCCAGCCGCCGCCGGAAAAGATGACCGACGACGCCTGGTACAAGGCCGAAAAAGAGCGCCTGCGTAAGCGCTAACCCCATCCCCTTAGATCAATCGGAGCATTCCCATGAGCAACGTCGGCCAGGCCCTGACCCACCAGATGATCGCCCGCGATGCGGCCAAAATCCTGGTGGAAACCAACAACGTCGTGACCAACCTCAACACGTCCCGCGAAAAAGAGTTTGGCGAGGAAGTCGCCGGCTACAAGAAGGGCGACACCGTCAAGGTGATGATCCCGCCGGTGCCGGTCACCTACTCCGGCGCTTCGTTCGCGGGTGGCGGTTCCGCCCCGGCCATGAACGAAAGCTACGTGAACCTGACCGTGGACCAGCAGTACCACGTCCCGCTGACCTTCACGTCGAAGGAAAAGAAGCTGGAAATCAGCGACTTCCGCGACCGCTTCCTGAAGCCGGCGATGACCTCGCTGTCGTCTAAGGTCAACAGCGTGATCCTGACCAGCATGAAGGACCAGACCCCCAACGTCGTCGGCTCCTGGGGATCGGTGCCCTCGACCCGCGCCGTGTGGCGTTCGGCCGCGTCCAAGCTCGACCGCCATCTGTGCCCGGAAGACATGCGCTACTCGCATTTCTCGGTGGACGCCAACGACGGCCTGGCCGAAGCCAACGCCACCCTGTTCCATACCAAGGGCGAACTGGAAAAGGAGTTCAGCAAGAACGCGGTCGGTGAGTTCGCCGGCTTGGAGTTCTACAAGCAGATGTCGCTGCCGGTTCACACCAACGGCGCCGGCGCCGGCTACCTGATCAACGGCGCGGCCGTGTCGGGTTCCTCGCTGGCCGTCAAGACCGGCACGGGCGCGATCACCAAGGGCACGATCTTCACCATTGCCAACGTCTACGAAGTCCACCCGATCACGGGCGTGTCGAACGGCGTGCTGCGCCAGTTCGTCGTGACGGCGGACTACGTCGGCGGCGCCGGCAACGTGGCGGTGTACCCGGCCCTGACCGTGACCAGCGCCAGCGTCATCGGCACGGTCAACGCCCTGCCGGCCGATTCGGCGCCGATCACCATCTTCGGCACCGCGTCGCAGGCCAAGACGCAGAACCTGGTGTTCCAGAAGAATGCGTTTGCGACCGCCTTTGCGCCGCTGCCGGTCCTCGCCTCGTGCGAAGGCTACACGGCCACCATCGGCGACATCAGCGTGCGCGTGATGACCTTCGGCAACGGCCAGTCGGACACGGAAAGCACCCGTATCGACGTGCTGTTTGCCCTGCCGGCCGCCGTTCGCGGTGACCATTCCTGCCGCGTCACTGAGTAAGACCCCAAGCGGGGCGGCCTTCGGGTCGCCCCGCCCTCAAAGGAGCCGGCATGTTTTTCCCGAAGATGCTGTTCGACAAGGGCGATCCGCGCGAGGCCTATGCCATCGCCGAGGACGCCGACCAAGACACCGCCCTGCGCGCCCGTGGCTTCCTGCCGCTGGACGAGTCGGGCTTACACCCCGATCAATTCCAGAATTCTGAAGTGGTAACGGCGGTCGCCTATGGCGATGCCGGCGCCGAAGTGGTGACCACGCCCGTCAAGCGCGGCCCCGGCCGCCCCCGCAAGGACTGAACCATGACCCAGGTCATCACGGTGGTGCGGCACACCCTGCGGCTGTTGCGCGTCATCGACGCCGAAACGGTGCCGGAGGCGCAGCAGACCGAGGACGCCATCGACGCCCTCAACCGCATGATGACCCGCTGGGAGGCGGACGGCCTCGCGCTGGGCTGGCAGAACGTCAGTCTGCCCGAGTCCGATATGCCGACCGACCCGAT